ATATTATCCCATCTCTAATAGCTATGCTTGTGGGAGGTCTCCCAGGACTTTTAATTACTGCAGCTCGTTTTCTGCCTACGATAGTGCAAGGGATAAACTCAATGTTTCCAATGTTACTAACTACAATTACTACAGTAATAGATACTATGGTTAATTTGATAGTATTGTATCTCCCTAAGTTCATCGAGCAAGGAGTTGCGATACTTACAAAGGTTATTGAGGGGCTTGTTCAAGTTCTCCCTACTGTAGTAACTACTTTGATTAATGTAGCCGTAACAATGATTAATACACTTGTGAATACTATAGGGACATTGCTTCCTATTATCCTAGACGCAGGTATGAAAATCTTAATGGCAATACTTGACGGAATCGTGAATAACCTTCCTAAGCTTATAGATGCTGCATTAAAGATAATGGATACTTTATTAAATGCTCTTATTACATTACTTCCTAAAATCTTAGATGCAGGTATTAAAATCTTAATGGCTCTTATTAATGGGATTGTAAAGATTCTGCCTAATCTAGTAGACACGGCTATCATGCTTGTAAATAAAATTATTGAGATGATTATTACTAATCTTCCTAAAATATTAGATGCAGGTGTAAAAATCTTAATGGCAATCGTTGATGGGATCATAAAAATGCTTCCTAAGATTGTAGATGCTGCAGTTAAGATAATTACTCAACTTGTAAATATCATCATGCAAAACCTACCTAAAATAATTGAGTCTGGTATTAAAATCTTAATGGCAATTATAAAAGGTATTATTCAAATTATGCCTCAATTAGCTGCAGCAGCTCTAAAGATTATCTATGAAATAGCTAAGACTATTATTGCTAATCTACCTCAGATCCTTGCTGCAGGTGTGCAGATACTTTGGTCTCTTATTAAAGGTATCTATTCTGTGTTAAGTAGCTTGTGGAGCGCTATTACAGACAATGTTATCGGAGGAATTAAGAAATGTTTCTCTAATGCAGGTTCTATGCTCCTAAGTGCAGGTAAAGACATAGTACGAGGCTTAGCAGACGGAATTAGTGGAATGGCTTCCGACGCGATAAATGCAGCGAAAAGATTGGCTGGCAAAGTTAAAGAAGCAGTAGTTGGATTCTTTAAGATAAAATCTCCTTCCCGTGTAATGAAAGAAGTCGGTGGTTATGTCACTGAAGGTTTAGCCGTGGGAATTACAGATATGACAAGTGATGCAGTAAAGGCAGCTACTAAAATGGCTGATGCTGTATTAAGCGGCTTTGAAACTCTTTCTAATGACATTGAGCTTGGAAACGTCTTAGGGAATGAAAACTTCCAAGGAATGGACCTAGGAGTAACTCCAGACTTCAAGCTCCCTAAGATGGATGATGTTATTAAAGGTTCCGTTTCTATAGCTCCTACTGCTTATGAGCGTATATCTGGGACTTACAAGACTAATAGCACCACTAAGAAAACAGAAGCTCAAGAGAAGCAATCTGATAAGGCCCCTACTTATCTTGTTATGGATAAAAAGGTTGTAGGGGAGGTTATCTCTGAGGACGTTGACAATGCTAATAAGCGTAGAACTAGCAGACTAGCACAGTTCAACCCACAAGTTACCCCTGCTTTCTAGAATAAACTTACGAGCCTTCCTTCTAGGGGGCTCTATTAAATAAGAATAACTAAGGAGGATACTCACGTGACTAGCTTTAAATTCAACGGAATCAAAAAAGATTACCTGTTCATTTTGATGGGGTTTAACCGCTCTGCGTGGGCTCCTATTGAACGAGACATCTTAACGACTCCTGGAAGACCTGGAGGCTACTTGCTGCAAACTAATACTAAAGTCCGAGTTATTGAAGTCCCTGTTATCTTAAAGGCTAGCTCACAAGATGACCTACAGAAGAAAAAAGAAGACTTAGCAGATTGGCTCATACAAGACGAACCGAAGGAGCTTATTTTTGACGATGAGCCAGATCGTACCTACATGGCTTTACTTGACGGGGAAACTGATTTAGATGAATTGATATTCAGAGGAAAAGGATCTATTCATTTTGTATGTCCAATGCCTTATAAACTAGGAGAAGTTAAAACGTCTGGCTTATCTATTGTAGGCTCAGACCTAAAGGCAGTTATTCCTAATAAGGGGACAGTAGAGTCAAATCCTATCGTAGAAATTGACGTACTAAATAAGAGCCCTTTCATTGATATTTGGAACGGTGACGATTATTTCCGTTTAGGTTATCCAACGGGACCAAAAACAAAACTAGTAGCTCAAGAGGATAGAGTCATTTGGGACAAGATGGACAATTTAGGGAAATGGAATCCTCACAATGGGCCGCTTGGCTCACTCTTTGAAGGAGCTGGAGCTATGGAGATAGCAGGGAGCGGACACGGTTTCCGTCCTAGCACTTATGGACCTGTTAAAGAAAATACATGGTATGGTCCAATTCTTAAACAGTCTCTTCCTCCTGGAGGGGCTACAGACTTCAAAGTTGATATGAGACTTTCTTTTGACTCTTTAAGCTATGACAGAATGGGAACTATCATGCTCTTCTTATTAGATGCTAATGACAATATCGTTGCTCAATTAGGAATGAAGGACGAGTACGACACTTCTTCAATCACAAAAGCTTATACAGTCATAAATGATGGACCTGAAGAGAAAACGCTTATAGATGATACTGGAAGGACACCTGGCTCATTCACAGACTTTAGAGGACATGTGATGTTAACGCGAGAGGGAAATACTTGGACAGCTTATTCTGCTTTATATAAGAAAGGAACTTATCAAGATTATGAAACTATCATTGAAACCTGGAATGATGTCAACAAGTCCAATTTTGCCACTACTTCTATAGTCACTAAAGTAGCGATAGGAATCTTCAAATATGGGGATTACAGTCCATTAGATGCTATTTTTATAGAAGACTTAAAAGTGTATAAGAAGTTTAGTGTACCAGTAGATGCAACTCCCTATATTGTGGACCAGGGGGACACTGTAGTTGTAGATACTGAGAGAGCTCTTGTGACAGTTAACGGGAAAGATGCTATCAATATTAAAGAGTTATTTAGTGAATTTCCAGTTGTCAATAGAGGAGAAAATGAAATAATCGTACGCCCTAAGAATATAGGGACTGCCAAAGTAACATACAGGGAGAGATACAGATAATGGGAAAGCGAAAAGGAGATCTTCACATAGTTGATTACATTACAAGACAAGTGATAGCTACTATACGTCCTCATGATTATATTGAGGACAAGCGTCACTGGGAAATAAAGAACTCCATTGATATATTAGATGTTAAATTACTTGAGAGCTCAAAATATATCCCTTATCTTCAACAGCAAAATATCATCTTGAAAGAAACACGTCCAGGTATAATAACACCTTATGTGATTACCTCTGTAGAGAAGGATTCTGCTGCTAAGACAGTTACAATCCTTGCTAGTGGTGAATGGACCTTACTAGATGCTGACGGTTATATTGAACCTAAAAAGTTCGACTCTCTTAAAGCAGAAGAGTATATGAGAATAGCCCTTAAAGGGACTGACTGGGAAGTCGGTAAAGTAGAAGCAGCAGGAACACGTACGCAATACATTAAAGAGTTTGTATCCCCTTTGAGACTTCTTAATTTAACCGCTGCAGAGTTTAATCATTATGAGCTTCAATATAGGGTTACTATCCAGGGAGCTAGTATCAATAAAAGATACGTAGACTTAGTAGAAAAGCGTGGTAGATACACTGGGAAGGAAATCAATATAGGTAAGGACTTGCAAGGGATTACTCGTACAGAAAACTCTGACGGTGTAATTACTGCTCTGGTGGGTTACGTTACTGTCCAGGGAGCAAACGGTCAAGATGAGGTAATTACTGTAGCAGATATTAATAATGGTATTCCCTACGTGGTTGACGAGGAAGCATTTCAACGTTGGAACATTAATGGTAAGCATCGCTTTGGGTTTTATACTCCAGAGACTGATAATCAAAATATGACTCCAGAGCGTTTAATGACTCTGACAAAGGCAGCTCTGAAGAAGCGAGTAGATACTAACTTAGTTTATGGAGTTGACGCTGTTTCGTTGGCTAGAGTAGCAGGGATGTCACATGAGGCAATAAATGAAGGTGATACTGTATACATTAAAGACAAGACGCTTAACCCTCCTTTATATTTAGAAGCTCGTGCGATTGCTTCAGACGAGTCTTTCAAGGATCCCCGTCAAGATAAAATCTATTTCGGTAACTATAGAGAGATAGAAGATGTAAATGATTCTCTCATGAAGGCTTATCAACGTATTTTATCTTCTTTGCAAGACAAAGTACCTGCAGAAGTATTTAAGCAGCTAGACGAAAAAGTAAAAGGTCAGACTGATGCTATTACAGAGGCAGGAGCTAAAGCGGACCAGGCTCATGAAGATGCTAAAACTGCAAAGGATTTAGCTACAGAGGTAGAAAGTAACATGAATCAGATGCAAACGGCTATTATCGAGAGTCCTACTGCTCCTACAGATAAACTAGAAGCAGGAAAAACTCTATGGCTTGACTCCAGTAATTCAACTGCTAAGATATTGAAACTCTGGAATGGGACTGACTGGGAGCCACTTGTACCGGACACTGTAGGGATTACTACAGAGATTACGAATATTAAAGGTGAACTAAGTACAAAAGTTACCGAAACTCAGATGCAGGAATACATTGGAGAGCTAGGTTCTGATAACCTCTTATTGAATACTCAGTTTGTTAAAAAGAAAGTAAATGACTTCGGAGACGTTACTGAAGAGACTCCTTCACTTGAAAGATGGAACCCTGACGCTGATGCTGCTGACAGAAAGATTACCGTAGATGAATCTAAGAGATACAAACAAAGTAGGTCAGTTAAGATTGAATCTACACATACAACAACTAATGTCTGGCATGGTATCTATCAAGATGTACCTGCTTATCAGAAACAAGGAAAGTTCCAATTCTCTGCTATGCTATATACTGATGATAAGTATGCTATCACTCTAGGGGCAGCTTATAAGATAGAGTTCTTCAACGGATCAACTTCAGTAGGTGGATACAAACAAGTTGAGTTCCAAGATAAGCTAGTAGATGGACAATGGACTAGATTCACTATAGATCATGACGCTCCAGATGTTCCAATCACTCATGCACGTATAGAAGTGTGGATCAGGAGAGCTGGTACTGTATGGGTAGCTGAGCCACAGTGTAACGTAGGTGAGAAACTTCCTGTCTATATGGAAAACCCCAAGGACATTGTAAACTATGACGCTATGGTTAAAGAGGTTGCTGACCGTGTGACTAAGTCAGAATTCAATACAGTTAACTCTAGTTATGATACAAAACTCACTCAGACTAATCAGGAAATAAACTTACGAGCTAAATCTACTGATGTTTACACTAAAGATGAAGGTGATGGACGATATGGTAGTAAAGCTGTAGTGGATAGACATGAATCTGAGTTGAAAGTAAATGCTCAGGAGATTTCTCTCCGTGTTAAAGACAATGAGATTGCTGCAAAGTTGAACCTCACAGCTCAGACTGCTTTGATTCAAGCTCCGAAGATAAATCTTGACGGATACGTAGAAGCTAAGCATATCAAGACAGGTAGCTTAAAAGGCGTAGTAATCATGACAGAGGACCCGTCTAGCTCTAATAACCATATGAGACTAGAGAAGCAGAATCTTACTCTATATGGGACTGGAAGGTCACGTGGGTACCTAGGATTCGTACCTACCACAGATGGCTCCTTTACAGAGGCTCTTGTACTCGGAAATGATTACTCTGGAGCAGGTGGTAGCGTCAACGACTCGTTAGTACTTGACCATACGACTCCTAGTGCTACAAACTTCACAGAATCAGTAGCAAGTATAGGTCTTGCTTCCGGGAAGGACGCTAAGGGTAATATTCTTAAGAGTTCATATATTTCTTTTACAAGATATGGCGGA